TACTTAAAGAGGGCAGGGATAGGGTTTATAACTCTATAAAAAAACTGGAAACTTCCCTCATAGCCAAAGCCACTAAATATATCCAGGGGGGAGACCCTGATAAGGCCAGCTTTAGTTTTAAGCAGGGGCAGGCTTATCATAAAGACTTAGTAAGGGAATTTGATGCTACTTTTAAACCTGAGATACAAGATAGAATAAACCAAAGTTACCAGGAGGTAGATAAATTTGTAATGAGTAACTTTGGAAACATGGAAATACCTGCCTCATATACTAAAACTGATAGAGATATGTTTAAGGCTCTCCAGCAGCAGGATTTTAAAGTTTATGAAACCCTGGCTGATGATACGGTAAACAATATAGCCCAGGGTGTATATGACTCAGTAATAGTAGGCTCATCCTTTAATAGCCTGGTAGATATTATTAGGCAGCAGGTTACTGGTTACTCTGATGTAAGGGGAGGCAGCCTTGCCAGGTATGCTACTACCTATGCCCAGGATAGCCTCATGCAATACTACCGCAGGGTAAATGCTAAAAAAAGTGATGATGCTGGACTGGATACTTTTATTTATTATGGGAATACTATGGAAACCTCCAGGCCGTTTTGTGTTGCCAATGTAGGCAGGACTTTTACTAAGGCTGAGATAGACGATATGAATAAAATAGACTGGCAGGGTAAATCAGGAGACCTATGGAGCTGCATGGGTGGCTATAATTGCAGGCATAGATGGGTAGCCATTAAACCTGAGTGGCTGGGGGATGAGGTTAATCCAGTTACAGTAAACTCTAACGATTTAAACAAAGAAACCATGAGTAAGGTAGCAAGTGTAAACAAAGAAATTGATAAAATTTTAAATCCTCCTCCAGTGGCCAAGAATGGGGCTATAAATGCAGTGCCAGCTATAAGGGATAATACCGATATAAAAGAGGTTATGATTAGTCTTGATACCATGTTTACTGATGCAGAAGGGAACTCCAAGTATTTCCCCAGGGAGAGAAAATATTACGACTATATTCAGAAAAAAGTAGAAACTTTAGAAACCACTAAAACCTTATCATTCTCAGATGTAGCACAGGAGGGGAGCTTTTGGGCTCATAGAGATGGGGAGATAAAGGTAAGTAATATAAGTAAATACTGGGGAACGGATACCATAAAGGATGCCTTTTTTAATGCTATGCAAAAAATAAAAACGGATGGTGCTAATGCTATGCTCAATGAGCAAGAAGAAAAGGTAATGAGTATTTTTTACCATGAGACAGTACATAACCAGAGTGCTATCTGGCATAATTCTACCAATAAAAATAATTTAAAATATTTTGCTGGTAGGTTTATGGAGACTCTCACTGAGATAAAAGGGCAGCATAGTTATGGAGAATTGCTGGATGATTTAGCCCCAGGATTAAAGCCCAGATATGATTTAGCTAATCAGGTATGGGATAGTTATAGCCACTGGACTCATAACATTTATAGCCTTTGTAATGTTATGGGGGTAGATAATGGCAAAAAACTGGCAGATGCAGCTTTAACCATTTTAAAGGAAGTGCCTACCACTCAGGTAGGAGATAGGCAGCTCACTGCCTTTATGGACTGGATGAGAGCAGAGCCAGGTTCAAGATTAGGGGATTTTGAGAAGGCTTTAGGAAAAGCCAAGGTAAAAAATTTAATTAAAACCTCTATTGCTGAGAATTACAGGGATGTAGATTTTATTAAAGTAATGCAAGGTGAGTTAGAAAAGGCAGATGCTAAAATATAGGGGTGATTATGATAAATACAGTGCTGGGAAAAATAGAAAAAACTATCTTTGATTTTAAAGTAACAAGTGAGGAGCAAGAGTTAATCTGGGGCTTTGCCTTTACTCTGGATGAATATATAGCAGGTGATTACTGGCCTCTTACTCCTGATACTGCCCTGGTGCATATACATAGCCTCCTAACTATAAGGGGAAAAGAGAAGGAGGCAGATAAGTACCTCAATAAGGTGCAAAATGATGCTTTAAAAATATTATGCAGGGAGCAGGGAGACTATTTACCCGATTAAAAAAATAGCTTGCAATTTAAAAAATTGAGCCAATAGCAAGGGGTATGTAAACTGTAGAAATTTATATAGGGAGTTAAGGATATGAAAACTTTTTAAAATAAGACAGGGTAACAAAAAAACAAAAAGGCAGTAAAAAGGTTTTACAAGAATAGGAGGTAGTTATGCAGGTAAAAGGTTACAAGGAAGAAAATGGAGCTGTAGTTTTCCAGGATAATAAACCAGTAGTAGTTTATGAGGATGGCACTGAGAGCCCTTTTGATGTTGTGAGCACTGTTAAAAAAATAGCTGAGCTCACTAATGAGAGTGCCAGCTACAGGGTAAAATTAAAAGAGCTCAATGAGAGTTTGAAAGGCTTTGAGGGGCTGAGCCCTGATGAGGCCAGGAAAGCTCTAACCCTGGTTAAAAACCTGGAGGATAAAAAGCTGGTAGATGCTGGAGAGGTAGAAACTCTAAAGGCTAAAATACTGAGCCAGGCTAAGGATGATATGGAGAGCTTAAAAAAAGCCTATGATACAAAACTCCAGGAGCAGGGAACTCTCCTGGGCTCTAAAGATGAGACTATCCATAGGCTCATGCTGGGTAATAAGTTTGCTACCACTAAAATCATGGACAAATTAACTATCCCTCCTGATATTGCCCAAGATTATTTTGGTAAAAACTTTAAAGTGGAAAGCATAAATGGGGTGCTGACCACTGTAGGCTACCTGGGTGAGCATAAGATAAACTCAAAAGAGAGACCTGGAGAAATAGCTACTTTTGATGAGGCTTTTCAAACTATCCTTGAAAACTACCCCATGAAAGACAGGATAATGAAAGAGACTGGAGGGGGTAGTGGTGCAGCAGGGGGCTCAGGGCATGGAGTTACTGGCAATGTAGTTACCCTATCAGCTCAGCAGATGAGAGAATTACCACAGGCTGATTATGAACGGATAAAAAAAGAGGGGAAACAAATAAAAGTTATTTAAAAAGGAGATATAAACATGGGTTACAATGCAAATACATTAAGTAATATTGCCCCTATCCTTATTAAGGATGGGCTGCAAGCACTCAGAGAAAATACCATAGCAGCAAGGCTCTGCCAGTTTGATGTATCAGCAGAGGCAGCACAGAAAAATCAGAAAATATCTGTGGTGCTGCCCTATGCTATCCCTGCTGCTGAGGTAACGGTGGGAACTGCAAACACTCCTACAGCCATGACCCCTACGGTGGTAGATGTTACCCTGGGAAACTGGTGGGAGGCACGATTTCAGCTCTCAGATAAAGAAATGGGGGATGTTACCCCAGGCCATTTACCCAGGCAGGCAAGTGAGGCTATTAAGAGCCTGGCTAATAAGGTAGATGCTACTATCCTGGCACTTTATAAAGATGTTTACGGCCAGTATGGAACGGCAGGCACGACTCCCAGCACTGGTACTGCCCTGGCCAATGTGCGTAAAGTGCTCAATAAGCAGCTCTGCCCCCTGGATAACAGAGTGCTACTGATTAACCCTGATGCAGAAGCCTCTTTTCTGAGCCAAACTGAATTTACCTCTTATGCTGTGGTAGGTGAGACCCAGGCACAAAGAGAGGGCTCACTGGGTAGGAAGTATGGCTTTGATATTTACATGAGCCAGAATATGCCCAGCCATACTGTAGGGGATATGAAGGTGGGCAGCTCAGGCAGTATGACCTCCTGCTATGGTACGGCAGGGATTAAAGTTGCTACTGCTGTTACAGGTAATGCCTACAATACCCAGACCTCTATAGTGCTCAAGGGCTCAAATGCTACTGGCACTGCTGTTACTGGCTCTATGCTGGTAGGAGATATTTTTACTATCTCTGGAGTTACAGGGTGTAATTTTGTGGTGAGCACTTCTGCCACTTCTGCCACTGCTACAGATACCATAACAATAGTTTTCCAGCCTGGTATCCCAGCAGGCTCAACGGCTGCTCAAAATGCTGCTGTTACCCTGATAGATAGCCACTCAGTAAACCTGGCCTTTAATACCCAGGCATTTTGCTTTGTATCCAGACCCCTGGAGAATGTGCAGGGATTAGGAAATATCATAGAGACGGCAGTAGACCCTCTCAGTGGTATCAGCCTGAGACTGGAAATAAGCAGAAACGAAAAAATGACTATCTGGAGCTATGATATTCTCTGGGGGATTAAGACGATTAGGCCAGCCCTGGCAGCACGACTCCTGGGCTGATATGAGAGTGCTGCTGCAAAGCAGCAAACCTCTATAGGATATGGAGAGGGCGGTTATGGAGAGGGAGGCTATGGATAACTGCTCAATGTAGGGAGTGGGGGCTTTGGCCTCCCTCCCTTACTATGACTGCCCAGGATAAGGAGAAAATTATGGCTATAAAAACAGTGTGGAGAGATGGGGATTATACCATTATAGAGGAGCATGAATTAGATAAATACCTGGCAGATGGATTTACTTTAAATGGTACAGATGTATCTGCCCAGGATGCCCAGGATGCTACAGAAAATATGGAGGCTGCTGCTCCAGCAAAAAGTAAAACCAGGGGGAGAAAGTAATGGCCTCATACTGCTCTATCACAGATATACTAAAAGTAAGGCCAAATATATCAGGGTATGATGCTACTCCTGCTACTAATTTTGCAGACCAGATAGCAGAGGCAGACAGGCAGATAGATAGAGCTCTTGATTATGGCTGGTATAGAAAAGAGCTGGAAAACAGAACACTGGAATACCAGGGGGTAGTAATAGAATACTGGCAGGCTAATCCTTTTCTAAGAGCCAGGCTTAAAAATGCTGCTACCCAGCTAACTACCCTGGGGGTTTATAAATCCCTCCAGCTCATCTACCTATACCTGGCTAAGGACAGCTCAGAGGATGCCTTTACAGAGGAGGCTGGGAGGTATGAGAGCCTTTATAAAGGTGAGCTGGCAGAAGTGCTAAGGGCTGGCCTGGATTATGATTTTAGTGGAGATAATGTAATAGACCTGGGTGAGAAAAGCCTGGAGAGAGCCCCCAGGACTTTGGAGAGGTGCTAATGCCAGTTAGGGTTAGAGCTGATGCAGTAACCAGCCTGGAGAATATAGACAGCTTTGTAACTCCACAGCTAAAGGCTCAGGTGGGAGAATATTGTGTGGCTAAAATCCTGGATAGGACTAAGAGGGGAATAGATTTTAGGGGCACTGGCTTTGCTCCCTATGGAGCTAAATATGCAGCCTGGAGAAAAATTAAAAAGGGGCTACAAACTTCTACCCCAGACCTTTTTGTAAGTGGGCAGATGCTCACTGCCCTTACTCATTTTGATGGTAAGTTTAATGAGGTTATAGTGGGCTTTTCAGACCGCAGGCAGATGTTAAAAGCTCATGGCCATAACTACTCTATACCCAGGGCTCAGCCCAGGAGGTTTATGGGGCTGGATGAGAGGGATATTAATAACATTAAAACCATGATAGTCAATGCCATAAAATTTGGAGAAAATAAATAATGCCTGCTACCTTACTAACTATATTACCGCAGTTAAAATTAATTGCCCAGGGCATTACTGTAGCTAATCATTACAGCACTACTGTTAAATATGTAGATTATGAATTTAAGACCCCAGAGCAGTTAGCTGTAACTCAATTTCCTGCCATAATTATAGTGCCTAATTTAGTATCCTATCTTGATACATCAGATAACCATACAGATGCCATTTTTAGAGCCTATCTTTTTGGCTACCTCAATACAAGCACAAATATAACCACTGCCCTGCTTACTCTGGCAGCAGATGTATATAAGGCTATCAGTAATAATAACAGGGTGAATGATACAGCAGACTATATAAATATTCTTACTGTAGAGCTCAGTAGTGGAGTGTTTGAGCCCTTTGGTATTATTGCCCAGCTTAAAAACCCTTATGCTGCTTTTAGAATGGATTTAGAGACCCAGTATCAGGCTAATAAATTAACTGGAGGATGAGGTAATGGATGCAAGTGTAGCAGCCATAATAACCCCTAAGCCATTGACTCAGATAGTTACCAGGGTAGTGGCTATGGGATTTAAAAGAGAAGATGATTTATTTATAGCTGCCTGGGAGCAGGATAATGAGAAAAAATCCCAGGAGTGGAGAGGGGAGATAGTATTACCCTTTGAAGATGGCCAGGTAGAGCTGATAAGTGCATGGGATGTATTGCAGTTTATGGGGGATACCTATAAGAAATTTATGCTGGAGTGCTGTAGAGTGCTCTGCCCTGGAGGTATCCTATCTGTAAGAGTGCCAGAATTTCCCTGTTATGAAAGCATCATATACCCAGAGATAAAAAGATATTTTATGCCCTTCTCTTTTGACTGGTTAGGAAATAACCTTTACCCTCTCCTGATAGAGCACAGTGAGATTAATACCCCAGAAAAAGATTTAGGGGTAAGTGGCAGATTTAGAACTAATCTCCAGGTAGAGCTGCGAAAGCCTGACCCAGATTTTGATGCAGAAGTAGAGAGGAGAAAAAAAGAGTTAATAGAAACTGCTACCACAGTAGAGCAAAGAGATAAACTTAGGATAATGTAAGGGGTGATATGGAGCTGGCAAAAAAGATAGAGCAGGAGGCGGTAGATTTTAGAGATAAATCTGTAGTGCTCTGGAGAGGAGGAGCTGCCCTGGGGGATATGGTGCAATGCACTCCACTTTTTAGCAGGATTAAAAAGGCAGGAGCTAAAAGCCTGGCTGTTTACTGCTGGCCTAATAACAGGAGCATCCTGGAGAATAACCCTTACATAGATGAGATGATACTCTGGGATAAAGATTTAGATGAGGGTGCTCCAGAAGATAAGAGGGTAGCAGCAGATAAAGCCTGGCAGGAGAAAGTTAGCAAATATGATTTACAGGTAAACCTGGCCTGGACAGTGGAGGGAACTTATCTAAGTAAATCAGATTTTGCTGGTAAGAACGGTGAGTTTATGGGTTTGCAGCTCAGGCAGGGCAGGGCTAAGGGGCTCTGCTGGTTTGAGGAGATGGCCAGGGCTGCCAGGCTGGATATAGCCCCAGGAGATAAACTGCTCCCAGAATTATATTTTACTCAAGAGGAGGATGAGGAGCTGGAGAAATTTATCTCTAAAAAAAGAAAAAGTGAAAGATGGATTTTATGGCAGCCAGTAGGCTCAGCCCTAAATAAAGTTTTTTTCCAGGCCATACCATTTATAAAAGGGATAGCTGATAAATTTATAAACAGTAAGCATTTTATAGCTGGAAATTTTTCAGTGGTATTAGACCATGACAGGATGATACCGATAGCAGATAAATGGCCATTTAGAAAATTATTAAACCTGATGAGGGGGATGGATGGCTTTATGGGCTGTGAGAGTGCCCTGGCCAATGCCTCTGGAGCTGAATGTTACAGCTCAATACCAAAGCTGATTTATTATACTCATGGATGGCCTGAGAGCATCAGTAAAAATTTTACTAACTGTGATTATGTAACCCCCAGATTTACCCAGAAAGAAAAAGAAGATGGGATAGCCTGCTACCCCTGCCATTTAATACCTATAAATTATGCTCATACCTGGGAGGGATATAAAAGCAGGTTTAATGCAATTATAACTCATGCTCACTGCATGGAATATGAAAAGCA